TTAAAAAGGGTTCTCAAAATCGCTAGCTGCATCTTTGTGCGTATCTTTCAAAACATGTGCATAAATGTTTGAAGTGGTCACACTAGATTTATGTCTAAGCCGCTCTTGGATAATTTTTATATCTCTACCTTTGTTCAATAAAAGTGTAGCAGATGTGTGACGCAAATCATGAAAACGAATCACCGGCAAGTTGTGTCTTTCTAAAAATCGTTTCCAACGCTGATAAATCGAATCAGGCCTAATCGGTTTGCCTTCCATGTTGGCGAATAAAAATTTGTGATTGGTCCATTTCCCTTCAGTTTTTAGGTCTAAAACTTCATTGCTTATATATGTTTCTATTAAATTAGTTAACCAAGCGGGTATAGAAACTATCCCAGCTACATCATTCTTAGTTGATTCTTTAAGAAGTAAACCTTCTCCTGCTTTTGCAACTAGCGTTTGTTCGAATGTTAGCTCATCTTCTATTAAGTTCACGTGTTTTACTTCTAATGCTGCTAATTCAGCTTCTCTACAACCTGAAATCAGCGCTATATAAATCATTACTTGCAATCTAAGTGGCTCTTTCACTAGAGCTGCATTTAACAATTCAATTTCAGCAGGAGTATAAATAGTAGGCGGTCTTTTAGTTGTTTTTGGAAGCCTTACACCCTCTGCGGGGTTAATTGGGATTACTTTCCACTCAACCGCAGTTTCAAATACTGAATTTATCGCAAAATAAATATTTCTGATAGATCGTGGCGAAAGTGGCTTATTTTTCTTTTCGTCTGAATCTGTAGGTTTAACATCTAATCTTGCGCCGGGCTTTTGTAATTTTGCGACTAAATTAACTATATGAAGTGTAGTTATTTTATCCATTTGAACGCCGCCAAAGGCTGGGTAAGCTCTTGCTACTATAGATTTGTAGTATTCTGTCCAGGTTTTAACTTCTAGGTTATTTTGTGCATGTTTTGGCATATACTCATTCTCAACAAATGCTTTAAATGTCATTCTTGCAGGAGCTGTATATCCATTTTGCTCTAATTCTGTGATGAAATTTCTTAACTCTCTTTCTCGCTCCCTCTCATTTTTTGTTCGCGTCGTTCTGTCAGCCCGAATCGGCGTACCTTTGTAGTCATAGCCTACAGTCACGCGCATACGCCATGAATTTTTGCTACGTTGTTCAATAGAACCCTCATAACGCCTACCTTTTACTTTTTTTACCATAAATAAGTCCTCTTTTCGCACATACGTTCTTTTTTCGGTAAAAAGAAAAGCCCAGAGGCTCTCTTTTAAATTTTTGCATGGAACGTTAAATTTGCATCAGAAAATAAGTTGAAGATTATTTCAATATTTCCACTTTCATTAACTCCCGCATGGAAGTCTGCATTCATATTTTTCCCATTTAATATTTTCCCGGTGGTGTTATCAAGTGGATATCTTGTGCCCATAGTGCTGTTAGAGTCATATACATCAATATCAGAATTGACATAGTATTCATTTCCTGAATTGTTTTCAACCTTATAGCTGACCTTAATCACATTTTTGGGTTTAGTCTCATCGAATTGGTTTCTTTCAGAAGTTTTAGTGGCTGACACAAGCGTAACCGTAATACCACCAAGTGTTTGTTTATCTCCAACACTGTATTCTTTTTTTGTTTGGGCTTTTTCTCTTTCTTCAATAAACGTATTTACGGCAGCTGGAAGATTCTCGTTATAGTGGTTATCTGCTAAAGCTTTTACACTAGCGCCGATTCTATAGCTTATATCAGAAACAGAATCGTAATTAGAGTTTTCTATGTTTTGTTTAAAGTCAGTAAGATTATTTAAATAGTTATTTAAGTCAACTTTAAATGAACTATCAATACTCTTATTATTCATCAATGTTTCTATCTCATCTAATTGCTGTGCTAACTTATTGTTTAATTCATTTACGCCTTGCAAATCTTCATCCGTCATCGAATTAATAATATTAACATACAAATAGCCTGTCGACTCGTAATAGCTTTCAAACTCTTTAGGAGTGAACTTTTCTTTCTCAGACTCTTTGAAATTTGATTTATCATTAGTATCCGTTACTTGTATATCGTTTTTTTCATTTCCGCAACCGACCAAGATAATACTAAAAGCTAATAAAAAACCTGTTAATAAAACAATCCCTTTTTTCATGATTTAGTCTCCCTGTTAATTATTTTTCATATTTTGAATAAAAAAGGTGCGGAGTTATCTTTTAATCAACGCCAGACATTAATTTTATTGCTTTATCACTGAACTCAGCATTTTTTTTGAATTCATTATTTTTTAATCCTAAGCTTTCTTTTTGTTCTTTATGCATTTCTTGATATATATTTTCTACTATTTTAGATTCAACAGTGGATAATTCTCTGTTATAATTATGAGCATTTGAGTAAATACTTTTAATTTCTTCCTGTTGTGCAACAACGTCATCTCTAAGTTTTTTTATATTATTATAATCATCTTTTAAGATATTTTGGATTGAGATAGAATATTCATCGTAATGTTTAATAAAGTCGTCTGATCTTTCGGTAATATTATCTCCCATTTTAGTAAAAGGATTAATTACTATTTGCGGATCAATTGTTACATCGTTATTAAACGATTTGATGCCCGAGTTAGCTTCTTTTGCAAATTTATTAAATTCGTTTGTTGACTTATTTGCCTTTTCCAATACCTCTTTGTCTTCCTTTGATAACCCTTTTCCCCATTCGGAAGTATAAACTTGTGTATACCAAAATAAAGAAACAATGCCGATGATAACCAATAAAAAAATCACCCAAAACCACCATTTTTTTAACAAGTAACTATACTTACTCATCCCGTTATCTCCTTTTTATATGTACCAACCCGCGGCCGCGAACTGGTTACATAGTTATATTTTATTCAAAAGCCTTGCGACATCTTCTAACTTTTCGCTTTGACTTAATCTACTATCAATAACTATGAAAACTTCCTTTTTTAAAGTGAATGAACAAGAAGTAAATTCGTGTTCTAGTATCACTACATCATGTTGCATGTTCAGTTCATCTAGTTTTTTCATGTATTTATACCCCGTTGATTTTATTGCAACGTTGCACTTACATTATACATAATTTTTGTGGAATATATCACGTTTTCACACAATGTTAATAATTAACTTCAATAACAAGTAATTAAGTTACAAGTCAAGTAGCTTAATAGTAAATAAATTACACATTACTTCTTTTTTTGTTGCTCGTAATATTCAATAAATGTTTTGACCGCTTTAACAGCCTCCTCATCGTTCATGACACGTGCAGCAACTGCTTTAAAATCTGGATTTTCCTCTACGAACTTTGCCACGTCAGCATCTTTTTTTGCTGCAATATCTGTGATGTCTATTTCCTCTTCATTAGCATATTTTTTTCTTTTTTCTTCTATATAAGCGAGAATTTCCTCCATTTCCTCTTCTGTTGCGTTTGAATCGATGTGAGCGGCGATTGTGTCGATAAAACCGTTATTACTTCTACCTAGCAAATAATCAGTTGAAACTCCAAAAATATTCGCCAATTTAACTATCGTTTCCATGTCTGGCTCATTTCTACCATTTTCAATATGCGAGTAAGCTCCTCTGGAAATTCCTAATATTTTTGAAATATCTTCTTGCGTTTTATTATTATTTTTTCTTAATTGTTTAAGTCTGTTGCCAAACATTTTTCACACCGCCTTTAAAAAATATTAACACGAATTAGATACTAAAGGTATCTTTTTGAGTAAAAATATACAAAATGTATCTAAAAGACTTGACGATACAAAAAGTATCATGTATATTATATGTATCAGATACAAAATGTATCGAAAAGAGGTGATTAAAAGTGAGATTATCTTTTAAAGAAAAAAGAAATAAAGCTGGCTTGACTCAAAAGGAGTTAGGGATTGCTGTGGGGTTGGCGGAAATCTCTATAAGAAAGCTTGAGAATGGAGAGAGAGATCCAAGTATAAATACAGCGGTGAAAATTTCAAAAGCTTTAAATTCTAATATGGAAGAAATTTTTCCAGATATTTTTTTGGATATTAATGATACAAAATGTATCTTAATTAAAAATTAACAAAAATAGGAGGCTAGAAAATGAAAGTAGGAGACATTTTAGAAATTGCGGGACGAGTAGTTGGAAGAATTGAGGAAACAACTGAAGGCACACTGCTTGTTAGGAAGGGTTATGTAACTTATCAAGGTGGACAAAAAGTTATTGTGCTTACCAAACAAGCAGTGTACTTAGATAGCGAAACAATTAAAAATGCATATTGGATTAAAACAATAGATTCATCGATTATTTCGGAAACCGTTAATCTCATTGCCTGCGACAACTTGATTCGCGAATTCCTGGACATGTAAATTTACCAGTTCGTGACCATCTACATGTTCTACTACATTAACTAGGTAATGCGGTGCTTTTATATTGGTACTTGAAATGACGTCACCTTTTCTAGGTAAATAATAGAGTTCCATATTTTGAAGAACTTTCCCTTCTTCAATTAGCGAAACTTTAATCATAATATCACCTCCAATCAAACTAATTATAGCAGATTGGAGAGTAACCAAAATGGGAGGCTAGAAAATGAGTAACGAAGAGTTAACTTTGTCAATCAAAACTAGTCAAAGAGAAGATGGGTCTGCATATAATGCCATTCAACTTGGTGACTGGAAAGTAGGACGATTTGTAACAGGTGTTCATTTAGAAATACTAGGCGGTAAACGACCAAAGTTAATTATTGAATGCTATCCAGAAAGAATAGATGTGGATGGTTTAGAAGTAGAGGCTTTTTTAAAACAAATAGAGGAGGAAGAAAAATGAATAACATCAAACAAGCAATTATTAAATTAGAAACAATTTTAGAAAATGGTAATGAAAAAGAGAATAGATTATTCGTTAAGTACAACACTATAAAAAACATTTTAGATTTACTTGAAAAAGATCAAGAGCTAAAAATCATCGAAATGGAAGTAGAGCTGAATGGAGTAGAGGATTCCATAGAAAACGCCGCTTTGTTAGAAAAGAGATTAAGTGAAGCCAAATCTTTGGTGGAAGACTTGGCTAACACTATAAACTCGTTAGAAATTAAGGTGAAGTGAAGCTTTTCCAAAAAGAATAGGAGGTTAAAAAATGAAGGACTTTGAAATGATGGAAGCAATTAAACAAAAACGGCTTGAATGTAAATTAGTAATTTTGGAAAATTTTGAATCGAGTTTTAAAGAAGCCCTCAATAAGGGAGATTCCGCCATGGTGTCGGCTTTAGCGGAATCATTGAAAACAGTTATTAAATAGTGAACTCAATGTAAAGGACATCATTTGAGTTCATTAGAAAAACTTTCGATAAATCGTTTTCTAACTCGTTTGCACCCTTATAAATGATTTTGTAAGTTTTATCGGCTTCTAAATAAAAATCATTTAAATCAAAACTTTTGTTATCTGGAAAAGATGTAATGCTTATAACGCCCATTAGAGCAATGGGCTGGTCATCAGAGATACCTTTGAACATTATATCCATGCGATTTTTCACAAATTCCACCTCCCTTCACAAAAACTATAGCACTGTGAAAGGGCGAACAGAAAGGAGAACAAAATGTCAAATTTACAAGTAATTGCAAATGATATGTTGCCAGTTTTAGAAAATGAAAAAGGCGAGAAATTTGTAAATGCACGGGAACTACATCAAAGCTTGCAAGTTGGAAAAAAATTCACTACTTGGATTACTGACAAGCTTAGTAATTATGGATTTTCAAAGGATGAAGACTATTTCCCGATTTTGGGAGAAAGTACATTCGGTAGACCCAGAACAGAATACTTATTAACTTTAGACACTGCTAAAGAATTAGCAATGGTACAAAACAATGAAATGGGTCGAGCAATTAGAAAATACTTTATTGAAGTAGAAAAACAAGCGAGGAAATTAGCAACTGAATATCCAACATTTTCATACATGATAGACGACCCAGTCGCTAGAGCTAAAAAATGGATTGAGGAGCAACAAGAGAAGCAAGAAGCATTAAAGCAAATTGAGGAACAAAAACCGAAAGTGATTTTTGCAGATGCTGTACAAACGAGCGAGAATACAGTTTTAGTAAAAGACTTAGCGACAATCCTTAAACAAAATGGCTTAGATATTGGGCAAAACAGGCTTTTTGAATGGCTAAGAGGAAGCGGATATTTGCTAAATAAAGGGACTTATTATAACAAGCCATCGCAAAAGGCAATGAACTTGGGATTATTCGAGCAAAAAACGCATATTCATACAGATAGAAACGGCTTAATGATAACAACCTATACACCGCGAGTTACTGGCAAAGGACAAGTATATCTATTAAACAAGTTATTGGAAGAACACAATCAAGTCGTAATTTAAGCGCCGCCTACCACAACGACGCTTATGCAGACAACTTAGTCACGGGGAGCGACTAACAACAGTATATAACGATAAGTTGTTAATTAGTCGCTAAAAAATAAACAAAAAGGATTGAGATATTATGTTTCAAAAATCAATATATGCACAAAATGCGATGCGAGTTTTAGCAGAAACTCATTCGCAAAAAGAACTAGCGATAGACAGCTATGTAACCGCCGCTTTAATAAGTAATCAAGCAAAAGGAAAGCGTACTGTTTCACTAGAGCAAGCAGAACAGTTAATTGATAGCTACAACGAACCAGAGAGCACCTATTTATTCGCACATGAATTTTCAAACGGAATGATACCTCCACTTTTCGACGGCTTAGACAACCATCACGCTTCTTTAACTAACCGCTTTGAATTAGAAGTTGAAGAAGCAATAAACACGCTAAAAAACGGCTTAGAAACGATGACATATAGCTTGAGAAAAGGTGACATGCTACAACGAGAAGCCGCAAAACAAGCAATTTCAGAAATAACAGATGTAATCGCAACAGCATTAACGCTTAACACAAGTATAGCGAAGGCATTCAACATTAATTTACAACAAATTTTAGAAAGTCGAGATAAATTCTATCAAAAAAATGGTTTGGTGAAGGAGTGAGAAACAATGGAAACGATGGAAAAGGATATTTTAACAGCTGAGGAAGCGGCGGAAATGTTAGGTATGAAAAAGAGGACTATTCAATCTTGGGCTAGAAATGCGGGATTACCCGGCAAAAAAATAAACGGCAAGACATGGATTTTTAGCAAAAGAGAACTTGAAGCATGGGTAGCGCAAGGCGGAGAAAAATAAAGGAGGGCTACAACAATGACAGAAAGAGTTTTCAGAAAGACTACAAACTTCGGTGATAGCGAAATTCATACAAATAGCAGAACAAAAATGATTGCTAATCCGGCATTTCAGCAGAAAATCCCGTTAAACGAAACAGGTTGCGACAACATGACGGACTATATCGAAGAGTTGAAGTTAAAAGGCTATGAGGAGGTCACGCGCTGATGGATGTATTTATGGTAATGATTTTCGTGTCGTTTATGTCTGTAATCGCAGGTTTTTGGCTGAGAGGAAGTGATAAACGTGGTTGAGAATCCGATGGTTGTTGATGATCTTTGGGACGATGGTTTTAGACATTAAAAAAGCACGCATAGCAGTGCGCGCTTTAAGGATTTGAGATATTACCTTAAGAAAATTATACCTCAAATTCACATATTAATCAATGGAGGTAGCATATATGGCTATTGCAAAAGAAAAGACAATGAACATTTTAGCAAGCGTGAAAGACATGGATAGAACACAATGGTTGCTGACTCGGCGCTTAGGTATCGGCGGAAGCGATGCGGGAATCATCATGGGTTTAAATCAATACAAAACAGCTTTCGAGTTGTGGTTAGACAAGACCGACCAGGTTCCGCCCGGTGAAATGGCAGGAGAAGCAGCATACTGGGGAACTCAAATGGAAGAAGTTGTCGCAAAAGAATTCGAAAAGCGAACTGGCAAGAAAGTAAGACGTAGCAACATGATGTATCAACATCCAGAGCATGATTTTATGTTGGCGAACGTTGATAGGTTTGTGGTTGGTGAAGACGCTATTTTGGAATGTAAAACAGCATCAGCATATCTAGCAAAAGAATGGGAAGCTGACGAAGTACCAGCGACTTACCTAGTGCAAATACAACACTATTTAGCGGTCACAGGTAAAAGCAAAGCATATGTAGCTGTTCTTATTGGAGGAAATAAATTCATTTGGAAAGAAATTAAACGCGATGACGAGTTAATCAATCAAATAATTGCTTTTGAGTTAGACTTTTGGGAAACGAACGTAAAAGGATATGTAGCGCCAGCGCTAGACGGTTCAAGTGCCGCAGAAAAATATTTAAAAGATCGTTTTGCTAAGTCAGAAGCTAAACAAGTTATTTTATCAAAAAAATACAACGAATTTTTGGCTGAAAGAGCAAATTTAGAACGCGATATAAAGCTTTTAGAGACACGAAAGAAAGAAATTGATAATAATATCAAGAATGATTTAAAAGAAGCTGAAACAGCCATCGCAGACGAATTTACGATTACTTGGAAGCCTGTTATTACTTCAAGAGTAGACACTAAACGTTTAAAAGAAGAACATCCAGACATTTACAAAAAATTACGTAAAGAAACTAGTTATAGAAAATTTGCAGTGAAGGAGAATAAATAATGGCAACTAACGATGAATTAAAAAATCAATTAGCAAATAAACAAAATGGAGGGCAAGTAGCAAGCGCACAATCATTAGACTTAAAAGGTTTGCTAGAAGCACCGACAATGCGCAAGAAATTCGAAAAGGTACTAGATAAAAAAGCGCCTCAATTTTTAACTTCCCTTTTAAATCTTTATAATGGCGACGACTATTTACAAAAAACTGACCCGATGACAGTTGTTACTTCCGCCATGGTTGCTGCAACACTAGATTTACCAATCGACAAAAATTTAGGTTATGCGTGGATTGTTCCTTATAAAGGCAGAGCACAGTTTCAACTTGGTTATAAAGGATACATCCAGTTAGCGCTACGTTCAGGACAATATAAAAGCATTAATGTTATCGAAGTGCGCGAAGGTGAGCTACTGAAATGGAACCGACTTACCGAAGAAATCGAACTAGATTTAGACAACAATACAAGTGAAAAAGTCGTTGGTTACTGTGGCTATTTCCAGTTAATTAATGGCTTTGAAAAAACGGTCTATTGGACTCGTAAAGAAATTGAAGCACATAAACAGAAATTTAGTAAATCAGACTTTGGATGGAAAAAAGATTATGATGCGATGGCTAAAAAGACCGTTCTTAGAAACATGTTAAGTAAATGGGGGATTTTATCCATCGATATGCAAACAGCGGTTACAGAGGACGAAGCAGAGCCAAGAGAACGAAAAGACGTTACAGAAGATGAATCAATACCAGATATCATAGATGCGCCCATAACTCCGTCTGACACGTTAGAAGCTGGTTCGGAGGTTCAAGGGTCAATGATCTAAATGAAAGGAGAAAAGATGCATGTCACATGGGTGGATTAAATTGCATAGAGATTTGAAAGAAAAGCCGATATGGAAAAGCTCTACACCCGAGCAAAAAACCATCCTTGTGACTTTGTTAATGATGGCAAATCACAAGGAAAACGAGTGGGAGTGGATGGGAAAACCTTTCAAAGCAAAACCAGGTGAATTCGTCACAAGTATTAAGTCGATTACAGAGGAATGCGGTAAAGGTATCTCATCGCAAAATGTCAGGACAGCTCTAAAAAGATTTGAAAATTACGGATTTTTAACAAAGGAATCAACAAAGGTAAACACTCTTATAAACATAGTAAACTGGGGAGTTTATCAAGAGTCGGAAAATAAAGCTAACACACTTACTAACAATCAGCTAACAAACGACTCACAAACAGCTAACAAACAGCTAACAACTAACAAGAATGTAAGAACTAAAGAATGTAATAAAAACAACAACAACAGCGATTTAAATTTCAAGGATTTTTGGGAACAAAACGGATTCGGAATGATGCTTCCAGTTGAACTAGAAAAACTGCTTGCTTGGGTAGATGATTTTGCAGGTAATCGAGAAATTGTCATGAAGGCTTTGGAAGTTACATCAGAGCAAGGAGCTAACAAACGTAATTACGCTTACGTTAATAAGATTCTTAAAAACTGGGAAAGCAGAGGATTTAAAACAATAGCTGATGTTGATGCAGCGGAAAAACAACGACAGATAGAGTTAGAGCAAAAATATAACAAGCCCACTTACAACAAATATAACAAACCAGTTAAAGAAGAAGTATTGCCGGACTGGTTCGACAAAGACCAGAAACAAACAAAACAAGAAACTTCAACAACAGGATCAAGCGAAGACTTAGAAAAACAAGTCGCTGAAATTAAAGCGCAGTTAGCGGCTAGGAATGAGGTGCAGGCGTGAAACGAATACTTAATTATCCCGGCAGTAAATGGGGTTTGGCAGATTTAATAATTGAAAATATGCCGGAGCATAAAAGTTATTTAGAACCATTCTGCGGATCATGTGCAGTCTTTATGAACAAGCAAAAAGCTACTTTAGAGACGATAAACGATTTAGACGGTCGACTAGTTAATCTTTTTAAAGCAATGCGTGATAATCCAGAAAAACTGCAGTATTTAATCATGCACACGCTGTGTTCTCGTGAAGAGTATATGCTTTCGCATGAAATATCAAGTGATTCATTAGAAGACGCTAGACGCATGGCTGTGAGGCTCTGGTTTGCCGTCGGAGGCAAGACTAATGCAAATGTTGGATTTAGAAAAAACGTGTCTTGGAATGGTCCTTACAATGCATATGAGTGGAATGACATGTATAACCGAATCGGAATAGCTGCAGCAAGACTGAAAGACGCTCAAATCGAAAATGTAGATGCAATTAAACTGATTGAACAGCATAACGATAAAGATACACTGATATATTGTGACCCGCCATATGTTGCAACTTCTTTAGCAAGTTCACATTATCAGCATGACTTTAGTTTAGAGCAACACAAAGAGTTACTAAAAGTGCTTAAAAAGCATGAGGGCAAAGTAATGTTAAGCGGCTATGAATCAGAACTATATAAACAAGAGTTATCAGACTGGCCAGCTCTTAAAACAATGACAAAAGTAGGCATTACATCAGAAAAGAAATCAGATAGGCAAGAAATTATTTGGTGCAATTTTGAGCCGCCTATGCAATTAAATCTTTTTAAGGAGGAACAAGCATGAGATTTAAAGAAGGCGATAAAGTAGAGTTTATTTGGATAGGTGAATTGAAACAAGGTGTTGTAACTGAAATAGAAGAAACTAAAAATGCTATATCCTATCAAATTAAATATAGTGGAGAAATGGGCATGACTTGGCTTGATGAAAGGGACTTACTTTCTCCGGCTCCAGTTTTAAAAGTTCCGAAATTAGTAGGTGATTTTTTGGAAAATCATTCTAAAGAAGATGGTCATACACTTCATGATTTATTGTGCGATTTATTAACTTCTAGAGATTCGTTAGATGAAAATGTCTACGACTGGATCATGGAAAACAATAATGAAAATGGTGAATTGCTTGCACGCGCTTGGCTTGACGGCTACGAAGTCGAGAAAGAACTGCTTTATTATGTGAAGTTACCGATTTCAAAGCGGAATGAAGCTACAGACGAATTAGAAGTAATTAACATGTGTCTTTTGTTAAATATACAATCACACGAAACATGTATTTCTGGAAATTACAGATGGGTTGATAAGCTAAAAAGAACGGGTTGGAGAACCAAATTGACAGAAGCTCAAATAAAAGATATGCCCGAAGGTGACGCTTATTGGCAGTTTGCTGTTCCTGTTAGGGATTTGGAGTGTGAAGCATGAGAGAGATTGAGTTTAGAGGTAAACGAATAGATAACGGAGAATGGGTTTACGGTAATTTAATGCAGTTTGAGGATAGCGCTACTTTCATTTTTGCAGATGAACGAAAAGGCGCTAGCACATTAACTTATGCACATTTTATTATTAATAACATGCACGCGATAGACGAAAAAACACTTGGAAGCTGTATAGGTCGCGAAGATGAAGACGAAAAAACTATTTTTGAAAATGACATTGTGCAAGTAGTTTTAGAACACTGGCCAATGGGATACTACCAAGAAGTAGAATACATTGGAGTGGTTAAATATGACACGGATATATGTGCGTATTATCTTGATTTGATTAAGCCTCCTGCTGTTAGTGGCGAAACGATACCGGATGAAATCGACGGAATTAAAATTACAAGAGAAGACTCGGAAGATTTCGATACAAGATTCTACTTCGATGCTAGCGTTGATTCAGCAGCTATGACAGTGATAGGCAACATACACGAAAATTCGGAAATATTGGAGGAACAGTAAATGACGTTAAGAGAAGCATTAGAGAAGCACACAAGATATATCTTGTTTTGTGGCATGTGCGAGTGTGGACTTGTATGGACTATCTGAATTTAAATTCAAAAATAAGCCGAAGGAAGGGACGATAGCATGAGAGAGATTGAATATAGAGCGTTTGTAAAAGAAACTAAGAAAATGCTTCCAGTCACAGATTTGTGTTTTAACGAAACAGAGTCTGTAGGCGTAAGTGGTTGCGGCAACCCATATTGTACAATGTGCGTCGACTGGTACAACTTTGACGATGTCCTGCTGATGCAATACACAGAAAGAGAAGACATCAACAACAATAAAATATTTGAAAAGGACATTGCAACTTGTCAGTTTTTCGACAAAAAAATCACTGGTGTTATCGAGTTTATCGAATTTATGTGGGCAGTAATTGATCACAAGAATCAACGACTATATCAGTTGAACGAAGTTAGCAATATTGAAGTTGTTGGAAATGTGGAAGAAAACCCGGAATTGTTGGAGGTGTCGGAATGAACGATAAAAAAACAGATTATAAAGTATATAAAATAACATACAAGCAACGTTTCATGGGGGAAGTTATTGTTGATTCATATGAAAGAACGGTAAAAGATGATAACGAATTACGGTCTGCAATTAACGCTTTATATGACGACCCACATGTGTTTTCAGTTAGTAGTGAAGAGGTGGCGGAATGATTTTATATGGAGTAGTAACATATAACGAAGTAACAGAGTGGACAACGGACTTCCTAACAGCTAAAAAATGGTTGGAAAATGCTAAGCAAGTTTTCTATGACGGAGAACTTGATGAAGATTACTATGTTGCGTTAATAAAGTTAGACGTAGAAGCATTCTTATACGATAAATATGACAAAGAAACAGATTTGAGTGATCAGTTACATGATGAAGCTGAGACAATGAAAGAGTATTGTTTGTTATTAGATGATGACGGAACTTACATGGTGAAAGAGGTGGCGAAATGAACGACAAAAAAGTAAGATTCTACGTTTCTACGGGCATGCACGGATCACTTGAAACAGAAACATTTCTTTTGAAAGCGGACTTGAATATTGAGTTCGAGATATTAACACCTGAACAATTAGAAAAAGAGATTACAGAGGCTTACGACGACTGGCTAGGCAATAATATTGACTCGGGCTGGTCTATCGAGAAAGGAAGCGTCTAAATGACTAACACAATAAAAATATCTGAAATAGATAAAGTGTTCCAGATTGCGACGGAAGCTGGGTGGGTTGAACAGACTGGAATGCAAGCGACGATTGACGGAATAGACTTTGCAATATGTCCATTAAAAAATGAAAAAAATGCATTTATACAAGTTAGCGAAGTTAAAAGCGGCGCTGCATTACTGAGGGTTCCAGTAAATCTTATAGACATTTTTATTTTGGATACTCGAGATAAAGCAATCGAATATTATAAATATAATGTAATTCCTTTAATCAAGAAAAAAGTCGAATTTAACGGATTAGATAAATTTAGAAAAGAAGTTGAAAAAGCGAAAAAATATATGGTTGAAACTCACGGAGAACGACCGGAAATTAAAGATTTTGAGGGGGAATGTAAATGATGAACTATTACAGCATCGAAAAAGGCACAAAAGCATATGAGTATTTAGACAAAATTTACAATCAAGATACAGACGCTTTTTTGAATGAAGTTACTGAATTGCTAGGATTTGAAGCAAGAGGACATATAGCTATTAACAGAGCGCCTTTAATTATTGATAAAAAAGCGCTTAAAGAGTTTAAGCCAGAGTGGCTGCCGAAATTCAAAAAATATAAAGGTGAGTTGATGACTCCGAAAACGGCATTCAAGGAGCTAATCAATGCATATGAAGAACTTCAGCAAAAATACAACATGGATATGACATTCAGAAACTTTAATATAAATAACGCTTTAGCAGGTAAAACAGAAGTTATCTATGACTTTGATAACACAGGTTTCGTTTATTTTGAATCTGATCGAAAAATATTAAAAGAGGATTTTAAAGAAATAACGGATATTGATTATATTAAAAGAAATTTAGAATGCGCAATTTGGATGAAAGAGAGGGAAGACGAATGATGAATCGTGTAGTACTTGTAGGACGACTAACGAAAGATCCTGATTTACGATATACGCCAGCTGGTGCAGCAGTTGCGACTTTTACATTAGCTGTAAATCGTACGTTCACTAACCAACAGGGAGAACGAGAAGCCGATTTTATTCAATGTGTTGTTTGGCGTAAACCAGCGGAAAACGCAGCTAATTTCTTGAAGAAAGGAAGCATGGCGGGCGTTGATGGACGCATACAAACTCGAAATTATGAGGATAGCGACGGTAAACGCGTTTTCGTTACAGAAGTAGTAGCTGAATCAGTTCAATTCTTAGAGCCTAGAAACCACGCAGAAGGCGCTACATCGAATAATTATCAAAACGAGGCTAATTATTCAAATAACAATAAAACAAGCTCATATAGAGCGGATACGAGCCAGAAGAGCGATTCATTTGCAAACGAGGGTAAACCGATAGATATTAATCCGGATGATTTACCATTTTGAGCGAAAGGGTGAATAAAAATGACAGCAGAAACAGCAATAAAAAAGTTGAGAAATAGATCAATGAGCATCAGACAAATGGCTAATGCGATTGCAGAAGTCACAAACTACCAAATTAGCGAAATCGAACAAATGGGGGACGAAGAAATTGAGGCGAAGTATACGGCGTACGTCATTAACGAAACAAACGAGTACGCGAAGTAAATACAATGCGAAGAAAGTTGTCATTGACAATATAAAGTTCGATAGCAAAGCAGAAGCAGCATATTATCAGCAATTGAAATTATTAAAAATGAGCGGGGAAGTAGTGAGCTTCGATTTACAGCCAGAGTTTGTACTACAAGAAAGCTTTCGGAAAAATGGGAAACTGTATCGAGCGATTAAATATAAAGCTGATTTTCTTGTTAGATATAGTGACGGGCACGAAGAATTAATAGACATCAAAGGAATGTTGACAAAAGAGTTTCGAATCAAGCAAAAACTTTTCGAACTGCGTTATATGCAATCAATTAAGTGTTTGAAGCTGAAAGGGCGAAATTTTGTGGAGGTGTGACAAATGACAGTAATGGAGATGACGAAGAGTAAAGCGAGGCAGCGGGAAATTATTAGTTATATAGCAAATAACGATGTAGAACTAGAGGAATTACTAAAGTTGCAAAAAGAACTCAATCTACTAATGAACGAGAATACAATAGAAAAGCAAAAAACTTACTGGTCCAAAACGTTCGATCGCATCGTGAAAAAGAAAAAATGGGCGGAAATTACAATTCGTGAATTCGCTGATTTACGTAATGCAGGACTAACGTGTTACGCAATTGCAGAGCATTTCAAAGTGTCGAAGGCTGTAGTTTTCAATTACACACAAAGAAACAAAAAAGAATACTATCAGATTTTTGACATGAACGAATATCAAAAAAATAAGGAGATTTGGAATGATTGATAAAGTAGCGAAATTTATAGGAGCTTTGACTATTTATACTTTATGGGTCCTAGTTTTAATTTTTGTACTAGGATTAGCAGTTAAAGGAATTTTATGGGCATGGAGTAACATGTTTTAGGAGGATTTTAAATGAAAATTGAAAAGTTAAATGTATTTACCAGAGAAACAATTTGTAACGGAAAGGACATAGAAATCGCTAATTATAATATTGAATTAGAAGCAATTAGCGAAGAATCTTTTATTGATACAGCTGAAAAAGTTGAAAAAATAAGGGAGTTTATCGAAAATTTATAAAGTGATGGGGGCGACTTTATGGGACAACTATTCAATCTACCACAAGTTGAAGATATTAACTACATTCAGACAGTCAGAGCAGTAAGAAAGTTCTTTAAAGACTATTTAATGCTGCGTGTAATGGCAGGAAGTCGTAAATTGCCAACAATGACGACAACATACAAATTAACGCCACCGAATTTCAGTAATGAATTTCATTCAAAAGTAGAAGATGCTGCAATTCATAATGTCGATAACGTTCATGCAGCACAAGAAGCAATAAAAAAATATGATGCTATTTTGAATCAACTTGAGCACATTCACAGAAAGATACTGTTTGAGAAGTTTATTCATAACTTACAAGATATAACTATTATGCTTGATATTCCTTACGAGGAGAGACAGTACAAACGTGAAAAAAGAAAGGCTGTTATTGAGTTGGCGACTACTTTAGGAATTGAAGTGTTGAATTGAAAATGGCACTTTTCTGGCACTTTTTGAGCAAAAAAAGGTGATAAAATGTTATTAGTGAGAAGTGAAGATGATTACAAAAATAAAATCTTATATTGAGTCTGCGCTCCACTTCTCATTTATAATCTTATGATGATATAGCAGGAGATTGCTATGTTGCCTGGCAGAGGCTTTGTATCTGGCCACTAGTCTCAACAGATGACGACACTTCTGTTCAATCTCATATCCTATCCGCACTGGATGTAAAACACGCATGTGGCGCTGACTGGTGCGTTAACCAGTTTGTTTATATTAAAATAGAACCTCTAACACCTCTCAAAGAAGTGTCCCACGGTAGGGCGATAATTGGCTCCGAATTTCGGGGCTTTTTTGATACATAAAAATAAGGGGGGATACGCATGGCAATTCCGAAACAGGTGAAAATAGGCGCTGTTAATTACGTCGTTCAAGAAAAACAAGTTGTTGATAATGATAATTCGAATTGGGGTGCGTGTGTATTTCATGATAATCATATTGAAATTTCAACCGGACTTTCAGAAGAACGAAAAGAACAAACATTAGTTCATGAAATACTACATGCAATCTTTTATGAATCGGGCTTTGAAGAGCAAGACGAGGATGTAGTAAATAGAGTCGGAATTACATTGCACCAGTTTTTGAAGGACAATAATTTATTTCATAAGCAAGATGTAATTTAGATATTAAAAATAAGGAGTGGTAAAAAATGAATAATCAAGAATTTATAGACAAATGTAAAGGCGTTGTTTTAAATTACGCTAACAGTCATTTAGACAAAAGCGATAAAAAAGAAATTGGCTTAGATGATGTTTTTGTAGTATGGAGTTGTAAAACATTACAAAACAGCAAAGCGCTACTAAGCACAACGTTGTACGATGGCATGTATTATGAATGTACTTTCAATGGCGACAAATCAGAATTGTATTTTGACGCATACAAAAAATGGGAAAATAAAAAAATTAGTATTTGAGTCTAGGTGTTCCTAGGCTCTTTATTTTATCAAAATAAAGGGAGTTGGTGATATGTAGTGAAACTAACCGAAAAACAAAAACGATTTGCAGATGAATATATAAAATGCGGTAATGCTACAGAAGCCGCTCGTCTTGCTGGTTATAGCTCGAAAACGGCTAATCGTATAGCGACCGAAAACCTGTCAAAACCAGTTATTAAAGGCTATATAGACAAGGTTTTAAGCGAACTCGAAGAAAAGCGAGTGATGGGCTACACAGAGGCAATGCAATTATTCACCGAAATAGCTCGAGGTGAAATGGAAGAAGAAGTAATTGTTTCGAATGGTGATGGTTTTTCCGTCGTTACTAAGAGTGCTGACATCAATCAACGAGTATCAGCGCTAAAAGAGATTGTTAAACGCCACGTTGCTGGCGGTAGAGACAAATTACAAGAAGAGCTTATTCAAGCGCAAATTGATAAGTTAAGAGCAGATACAAAACAAGAAGGTAATCAAGGAACAACTACTATCATCATGTCAAATGTTGACGAAATGCAAGCCTACCTTGATAAAAAGGCAGGTGGCGACGATGAACGCGATGATACACAAACAACTAGTTGACTATCAGGTTATCAATGTAATAGACAAAATCAATCCCGCTTTTTACGACTTGTGGCTATCTAAACATAATCACATCATAGCAAAAGGCGGGCGTTCTTCTATGAAGTCGTCTGTTATCAGCTTAAAGCTCGTAGAAAAGAAAATGGCTAATCCGCAATCTAATATGGTGTGTCTTCGTAAAGTAGCTAATACACTTTATAAATCAGTCTATCAGCAGATTAAATGGGCTTTGTATGAAATGGGTGTTGCTGACCAATTTAAATTTGGTAAGTCGCCAATGGAAATCATCCACAAAGAATGGGGGACAGGCTTCTACTTCTCTGGTTGTGATGATCCCGCTAAACTAAAATCGATGAAAATTCCAGTCGGTTATGTTAGCGATTTGTGGTTTGAGGAATTAGCGGAATTCTCTGGCGTGACTGATATTGATGTTGTAGAAGATACATTCATTCGTGAAGATTTGCCGCAAGGACAAGAAGTTACAATATACATGTCATTTAACCCGCCTCGTAATCCATATGAATGGGTGAATGAATATGTAGATAGTAAACGTAGTGACGATGATTATTTAATACATCACACTACTTATTTGGATGATGAAAAAGGCTTTTTATCTAAGCAAATCATTAAGAAGATTGAGAAATACAAAAAGAATGACCTCGATTATTACCGCTGGATGTATCTAGGTGAGGTAATTGGTCTTGGTGATAATGTTTATAATATGAACCTGTTTCAGCCGCTTAAAGCTATTCCTGCGGATGACAGGCTTATTTTAATTGACTTCGCTATTGATACTGGACATCAAGTATCAGCTACCACGTGTCTAGCGTTAGGTTTTACAGCAAAACGAAATGTTATCTTACTAGATACGTACTATTACAGTCCCGCTAATCAAGTGGTTAAAAAAGCGCCTAGTGATTATTCAAAGGAGCTGAGAGAGTTCATGACAAAAGTAGTCTCGAAGTATAATGCGCCAGTGGACATGCAAACAGTAGATAGCGCAGAGGGAGGGCTTCGCAATCAATATTATAAAGATTATGGCGTTAGCTTACATCCCGTTGCTAAAGGAAAAAAAGTGGATATGGTCGACTTTGTGTGTGATTTATTGGCGCAAGGTCGTTTTTATTATCTTGATATTCCAGAAAATCAAATATTCATCGAGGAACACCGGAAATATCAATGGGATGTCAAAACAGTTAATACAGATAAGCCTGAGGTCATCAAAGAAGACGATCATACGTGTGATGCTTTCCAATACTATGTAAAAGATAATTTACGCAAATTAGGTCTTAAATTCTAGGGGGTGAAAACCTTGATTAACCAAATAATCGCGGGAGTGAAAGGAGTGATGCGGAGAATGGGACTATTGAAATCATTGAAAGACGTAACGGACCATAAAAAAGTAAATGCTAATGATGAAGATTATAAGTATATCGACATGTGGAAACGATTGTATCAAGGTCATTATGCAGAGTGGCACAACCTCAATTACGAGCATAACGGCAATCCGGTTAACAGACGTCAATTATCTATGAATTTGCCGAAGGTTACAGCTAAATACATGTCTAAGCTTCTTTTTAACGAGAAAGTGAAAATCAATATTGATGATGAAGCAGCAGAAGAGTTTGTGCTTAATGTATTGAAAACGAATGGTTTTACGAAGAATATGGAACGCTATATTGAGTACGGCGAGGCTATGGGCGGCTTCGTTATAAAGGTTTATCACGACGGCAATAAAAACGTCAAAGTTTCATTTGCAACAGCTGATTGCATGTATCCTTTATCAAACGATAGCGAGAATGTAGACGAATGTCTTATTGCTAATAGTTTTCACAAAAACAATAAATACTATAAATTACTTGAATGGAATGAATGGAAAGGCGAGAAAGAGGAAGTATACACAGTCACAACGGAGTTATACCAGTCAGACGACCCGAACGAACTTGGTGGAAAAGTGAGTTTGAAATTGTTGTTTAATGATATTGAGCCAGTTGTTCCACTTCCGTCGCTTACACGTCCGACTTTCATTTATATCAAACCTAATATCGCTAATAACAAAAATTTAACTTCGCCTTTAGGTATTTCTGTTTATGCTAATGCATTAGACACATTAAAAACGCTCGATTTGATGTTCGATTCATACTATCAAGAATTCAAATTAGGCAAAAAGAAAGTGTTGGTGCCTTCAAGTTTCGTTAAAACGGCTGTTAACTTAGACGGCTCGACCACGCAGTATTTCGATTCAACCGATGAAGCATTTTTCCTTTATCAAGGTGATCAAGACGCCGATGGTAAATCAGTAAAAGATATATCTGTAGAGATTCGTTCAACTGAGTTTATCGAGTCTATAAACGCAATGCTACGCATTTATGCGATGCAAGTCGGATTAAGCGCTGGCACATTCACTTTCGATGAAAACGGCTTAAAAACCGCTACAGAAGTTGTAAGCGAGAAGTCAGAAACTTATCAGACTAAAAACAGCCATTCGCAACTAGTTGAGCAAGGTATAAAAGAAATGATTGTGAGCATTTTAGAAGTTGGGAAGCTTATTGGAGCTTACGCTGGTGAACCAGTCGAGTTAGACACTATTACAGTCGATTTTGACGATTCTATAGCACAAGATGAAGATACAACAATCAATCGTTATACTACTGCTAAAAACCAAGGTATGATACCGCTTAAAATTGCTTTACAGCGCGCTTGGAATATTACCGATGCAGAAGCTGAAGAGTGGAAAGAAGAGATAGAAAAAGATGCACGAGCAGAAATTCCGGGGAATGATTTATCTGGATTGTTAGGAGATATTGAGCTACCAGATGAAAACGCGAACGGGACATTAGAAGCTAGTGCTGTTGCAGGCGAAACTATTCAAGAGGTGTCACTAAACGGCGCTCAAATAACTTCATTAGTCAATATAGTTCAATCAGTTGCTAAAGGAGAGCTTCCTTATAATTCAGCCCTTGAAATGATTGTTGCTGCATTTCCATTTGACGAAGAAAAAGCGAAAAAGATTTTAGCGGATGCTGGCAACGGCTTTACTATCAAAGAGAAGGAAAAGACCTCTAAAAAGGAAGTGGATTAGATGACACTAACTCCACGACAACTCGACTTATTTGTGCAACCGGTTGTTGATGTATACACAACGCTCGAAAACGAACTGTTCACCCTTATTGTTCACCGACTAAAAACAAAGAAAAATATCAGCGCTGACAATGTGCTGGCTTGGCAAATAGAAAAACTTAATCAAGTTCATGCACTAGATCAGCAAATGATTGAACGAATTTCAAAAGCTTCCGGCGTATCAGCTAAGAAGCTTTTTTCTATTGTCAAAGATGCGGGATATAGCGATTTAAAACAAGTAGATAACTATTTCAGTAAACTAGCCGAAGCGGGTGCTGTGTTGCCACTAGTGAGCGATGGACAAACGATAGTCGATAAAGTAATGAGAAGTTATTTTAAGTTAGCACAAAGCAACTATAATCGCGTCAATCAAACGATGTTATCGCAAGCAAGACAAATCTATTCAGACATCATACACGAAACGACACAGAGCGTTCTGGCTGGTTTAAAAACACATAGACAAGCATTAGCAGAAACAGTAACTAAATTCGCTGAAAACGGTGTTCCTGCGCTTGTAGATAAAGCTAATAAGCGATGGACGCCGGAATCATACGTTAGAACAGTAACTAGGACAACTGTCAACAGCGTTTATAACAGCATTGAAGACGAGAGAATGAATGAATTCGGCGTTGATTTAGTGCGTATTTCGCAACATGTAGGAGCTCGACCAACATGTTCACTCATTCAAGGCAAAGTCATCTGTTTGTTATCTGTTGAAGAAACAAAAACGAAATACGGCAATAAATACATGTCTATATACTCGCCAGAATTGCGATATGGCTATGGTGATGGAATTTTCGGTTGTAATTGTCGTCATCATCGTTTTGCATTTGTCGAAGGCATTAACATTGCGTCAGACGAGAGCGAGTTAATAGACGAAGAAGAAAACAAACGCGTCTATATGTTGAGTCAGCAACAACGCTTAATGGAACGCGACATAAGAGCGGCTAAACGCAAACTGTCAGCTGCCGAAGAATTAGGCGATGAACTAGCAGTTAAAAAGGCTAAACAAGCTGTCAGAACGAAGCAAAGCAAGCTAAGAGCATTTGTAAAAACGCACAATTTGACTAGGCAGTATAGCAGAGAAAAAGTATATACCTAACATTCGACCTGTTCGGAAGTCGTAAAAAGACGGCTCTCGCGGTCGTTGCCGCGTAAAAATATCGGAGGAGGAACAAAGATGCAAAGAGAATATTTAAAGGGTTTAGGCTTGGAGGATGAAGTCATTAATAAAGTGATGGCTGAAAACGGTAAGGACATTACAGCTGCTAAACAACAATTATCTGAGGTGGAAGCAGAGAGAGACGGCTTAAAAAGCCAGCTAACACAACGGGACAAAGATATTGACGATTTGAAAAAAGATTCTGGTACTAGTGAAGAATTGAAAAAACAAATCGAGGACTTGCAGCAAAAAAACAAAGATTTAGAGTCCGATTATCAATCTGAAATTGCCGAAACCAAAAAGAATTCAGCTATTGAACTGGCTCTTGCTAGTGCAAAAGCGAAAAACCCAAAGGCAGTAAGAGCGCTTTTGGATAACGACAAACTAGAATTAACAGATGAAGGGTTGAAAGGCCTTGACGAACAGCTAGAAGCGTTGCAAGAAAGCGATGCTTATTTGTTTGCTCAAGAAAGCGGAAATGCAGCTCTAAAATGGGGAGCAAGTGGAAACCAAACAGGTGGAACAGGGGAGCAAGGCGCATTAAAGCTGCCTAACCAGGTACTAAATGAGCACAGAATCACAAAATAATTATTAAACGGAGGTAATAAATTATGGGTTTTAATCCAGATACTACGACAATGCAAAGCGCAAAAACAGGTTCTATTCCGATTAACATTTCAGAACAAATCATTACAGGTGTGAAAAATGGTTCAGCGGCTATGAAATTAGCTAAAGCAGTACCAATGACAAAACCAGAAGAAGAATTTACATTTATGTCAGGTGTTGGTGCTTTTTGGGTAGATGAAGCGGAACGCATTCAAACAAGTAAACCAACATTCACAAAAGCGAAAATGAGATCTAAAAAGATGGGTGTTATTATCCCAACGACTAAAGAAAATTTAAACTATAGTGTAACTAACTTCTTTAGCCTTATGCAAGCTGAAATTGTTGAAGCTTTTTACAAGAAATTTGACCAAGCGGTCTTTACAGGTGTAGAAAGCCCATACAACTGGAACATTTTAAAATCAGCTACCGATGCAAGTAATTTGGTAGAAGAAACTGTTAATAAGTATGATGACTTAAACACGGCGATTGGTTTGATTGAAGCTGAGGACTTAGAACCGAACGGAATTGCAACGATTCGTAAGCAACGCGTTAAATATCGCAGCACTAAAGATGCTAATGGTATGCCGATTTTTAATACCGCTACCTCAAATGGTGTTGATGATGTCCTTGGTTTACCAATCGCATACACACCTAAATATACTTTTGGTGACAAAGATATCTCTGAATTGGTCGGTGACTGGAACCAAGCTTATTACGGCATCCTTAGAGGCGTTGAATATGAAATCTTGACTGAGGCGACACTTACAACTGTGGCTGATGAAACTGGGAAACCATTAAACTTAGCTGAACGGGATATGGCAGCAATCAAAGCAACTTTTGAAGTTGGATTCATGGTTGTCAAAGATGAAGCATTCTCTGCTGTTCAACCAAAAGCGGGAAACTAATGGCGGCGCGGTCGGGTAAAACTGATAGCGCGCCGATTAAAGACTTTTCAGCTATGACAGTAGCAGAATTGAAAGAAGAGCTTGTGAATAGAAATATCGAATTTGCAAGTAATGCGAAAAAAGCGGAGTTGGTAGCTCTGTTGGAAGGTAGTGATTGATATGCCTTACACGACACTAGAATTTTACAACGATGAGTACGCTGGGGAGCATTTAGAACAGGACGAATTTGCCAAACTGTTAAAGCATGCTGAAAGAAAAATCGATTTAGTGACATTTTACCGAATACGCAAAAGCGGGATTGAATCGTTTAGCGAATTTATTCAGCATCAAATACAGTTAGCTACTTGTAATCAAATCGAGTATTTCAAAGAGGCGGGCGGAACAAGTGAGTTAGCTGTTTCCAAGCCGGATAACGTGAGTATTGGAAGAACTTCTATTAGTGATAGTAACTTTGCATCAACTGCTACATCGCTTAATAGCGGATTAGTAGGCAGTGATGTAAGGTCCTATTTAGCGCATACAGGTCTTCTTTACAACGGGGTAGGTGTTCGTTAATGAAAGTATTAAAACCGATAACAAACGCCCCTCCGTTACCTCTCGATTGGTTAATTCATAACATTAGTTATGAAGCGTACAAAGAAGAAGATAGACATAATCAAGTCGTTTATGAAAAAGGCATAGAGATTGAACATGTTCGTGTTGATTTCTCAAAATCAAATCAAATTGCGGGATTATCTGATAGTGATAGATATGATGCGGTTATTTTTATTGATGCAGTGAACAGCATGAACGTGCCATCTGATTTTGTAAGTAGATCGAGAATTTTTTTCTCTGGAAAAGCTTATAAGATTGTCAAAGTTATACCTTGTTATGCCACTTCTAATAGCGTGCATCATTGGGAAATCGAGGTGGTTTGATGCCGATTAAAGTACGTGTGGACCTCTCAAAAGCAAAAGGGAGCGTAAAAAAGGCGAAAGAAAGAGGTCAGTTTGCTTTAATTAATCAAGCGGCCGCTGATATTGCGCTTTATGTGCCGTTTTTAAGCGGTGACTTGTCAAATCAATACGTTATCATGAATGACAAAGAAATTATGTGGACATCTATTTATGCACGACGGCTGTATAAAGGTATAAACTTCAATTTCACACTAACACACCATCCGTTGGCTGGTCCTGAATGGGACCAACGGGCAAAAATAGATAAAATGGACGTCTGGGAAAAAGTAGCGCAAAAAGCGGTCGAGGAGGGATTATAATGTCATTAGATTTTTTAGACAGTGTCATGGATGCTATCGAAAACAACGTCGATTTAAAAGATATGAAATTAAGAACAGCGATATTAAAACCTGAATCAATTGCTTTGCTACTGACTCCAAATAACGACAAACAAGGTTATCAAGACGGCTCTTATGAGCGGTCTTTTTCTTTTAACCTAAATGCTTCTAGCAAGCAAGAAATGAAAGTGATTGATGTGTTGAATGCCATTTCTGCTTATTTTGATAATGCGGAAATTGATAGTATTCAAAGCCAAAATGGAAGCTTTGTTTTGGAGGATAAAGAAACAACTAGCGTTACGAATATTGTTTCCGTTAGCGATGATGGGACTTTTATTTATAGTGCTGGTTTCAAAATCAAATTATATATTGAAAGTGAGGAAAAATAAAAATGAGAATTAAAAACGCAAAAACGAAATATTCTGTTGCTGAAATTGTTGCTGGTGCAGGTGAACCGGATTGGAAACGATTATCAAAATGGATTACAAACGTGTCTGACGATGGTTCAGACAACACCGAAGAGCAAGGCGATTACGATGGAGATGGAAACGAAAAAACGGTTGTTTTAGGTTATTCGGAAGCTTATACATTCGAAGGAACACACGATCGCGAAGACGAAGCGCAAAACTTAATTGTCGCTAAACGTAGAACGCCAGAAAACCGCGGCATTATGTTTAAAATCGAAATTCCGGATACTGAAACAGCTATCGGAAAAGCGACTGTATCAGAAATCAAAGGTTCCGCTGGTGGCGGTGATGCTACAGAGTTCCCAGCATTTGGTTGTCGCATTGCTTACGACGAAACACCAACAATTACTAAACCCTGATGAGAGCCCGTCCAGCGTTGTAGTGGACAGCGAAACAATCACAATTAAGGTAGGGGAAACAGTTGCTTTAACAGCTTCTGTTTTACCTACTAACGCAAGCCAAGAAGTAACTTTCACTTCTTCTAATCCGCCTAAAGCAAAAGTTAACGCAAGTGGCGTGATTGAGGGAATGGCAGAAGGAACAGCAAATATAACTGTCGCATCTAAAGAAAGTCCTTCTATCAATAAAGTAGTGCAAGTAACAGTAGAAGCAGCAGACTAATAAATGAGCCCTTACTTTCAGTAGGGGCTTTTAAATTGGAGGAAATAATAAATGACACAAAATAATGTAATCAATATTCAATTAGAAGAATCGTATCAAGAATTTAAACTCGGTACTGAACTATTTAGAGTTAGCTTAAGTGATGAAATGCGCCGTGAATGGATTGAAGCGGATGAGAAGTACAAGGAGAAACTGGACAAATTAGATAAATACAACTTAGACGAATTAGGCGAAATGACTATAAATGATTACGATGTCCTAATGGACAATGTCAGAGAGGCGCTCAAACACGCGTTTAATATTCTGTTGTGTGACGATACAGCTTTTGATAAGTGTTATGCAATTTGTAAAGACGTAATGAGAATGCTTACTTTATATAATCAAGTTGTTGATGCTGTCGTTGGCACAATGGAAGTACAACAAAATGAAATTCAAAAGAAATATAAAGCAAAAATGACTAAAAAAGCGAAGTGATATAAATGCTTTCGCTCGCTTTTGGAGTTAACGATATTTACGAATATGAAGGAAAAGAGTATAAGCTCGATTTAGCTTTTGACAACGTTCTAAGAGTGATTGAGTTAACGGAAGATAATAGTTTATCTGATGTGTTCAGAGCTAACCTAGCAATCGATGTACTTTTTGTTGATGATATGCCGTGGCCACGTTCAAATGAGGAAGACGAATACGCGAATATTGAAGAAAAATCACTGGTACTTATTGATATTTTCACTAATTATATTGTTAAAGAAAACGACGATGGTTTGCTTTATGATATCGACGGAAACAAAATGCCAAGCGCTGCAAACAATGAAGATGCGGAAGAAATTGCTTCATATTCATTAACGCAAGATGCGGATTATATCTACGCTTCTTTTTTACAAGACTACAATATTGATTTATTAGATAGTCGGGGGAAAATGCACTGGTATAAGTTTAGAGCATTGTTAGAAAGTTTGCGTGATGATACAACAATTAAAACGATAATCGGCATTAGGCAAGCGGAATTACCTTCGGGGAAAGGAACAGAAAAAGAACGAAACGAATTAATTAAACTGAAAAACAGATATAAGTTAAAAGATTAGAGGTGAGAACATGAGTGATGGATCAGTAGTAATTGAGATTAGTTTAGACGATAAAAAAGCAGATAAACAACTGGATGCGTTTGAACAAGATTTAGCGAAAGCAGGCACAAATGCAGGGGCGGCATTAGATAAAGCGTATAGAGAAGCGGTATCTGATATTGCTAGTCAATCGAAACGATTAAAAGACACGTTTGTAAATGCGTTTAAAAGCATGGGAAGTGCTGGCTCAAATGCTTTAAAAGCTAGTTTAAACTTTATGCGTGAATTGCCTTCAAATGTACAAGCCGCTCTATCTAAACTTGCATCAACAGTAAAAACTGGGTTCGTAAACGCTGCTAAAGCATCTATTACAGCGATAAAGGAACTTGGAACAAGTATCAAAAACACAGCGGTTAATATTAAAAACGGCTTCTTTTCAATTGCTAAGACAGTACAAAGTAGTATTGTGTCAGCTGTTAAAGTATCAATTAATGTCATTAAATCCATCCCTAGCGCAATTAAAAGTGCTGGAATCAGTATTAAGTCAGCATTAGTAAGTAGTTTGCAAGCAGCTAAATCGGCTGCTATTTCTTTTGCTCAAACTACTGTAAAAGTTATTAAAAGTATTCCAGGAGCTGCTAAAACAGCGGCTACAGCAGTGAAAAACAGTTTCGTAGTAGCTTACAAAGCGGTGGTAGTTGCTGCTTATATGAGCGTTAAAGGAACTATTAGCGCTGTGAAAGCTATTCCTAGTGCTACAAAATCAGCAGCGTTAGCAGTAAGTAGCGCAATGAAAACAGCTTTTAGCGCTGTAGCAAGCGCGGCGAAAACGACAGGAACAACAGTGAAATCAGCATTAAAAACAGGATTTAGCGCTGTGAAATCCGGAGCGAAAGCGGCTGGCCAAGCTGGCATTTCTGCATTAAAAGGCCTAGGAAACATTGCCAAAAGTACTGGAGCATCAATTAAAAATGGTCTAGTAACTGGATTTAACGCAGCTAAAGCGGCCGCGAAAGGTGCAGGCGCTGGAATGCGTGAAGCACTTAAAAATTCGGTTGAAAAGCCAGCAGAACAAGCTCGTTTTAGTGTTCTTAAATTAGCAGCGGCATTAGGACTTATTGCAGCGACTAAAAATGTTGTGGGTAGCGCAATTGGTCGTGTTGATACGATTGATACAGCGACTAAATCATTGACAGTCCTTACTGGTTCAGCAAAAGATGCGCAACTAGTTATGACAGACCTAACAGCTGCCATCGATGGCACACCAATTGCGCTCGATGCTGTTGCATTAGGTGCTAAAAAAATGGTCGCGGCGGGTATGAAAGCAGCGAATGTAAAACCTGTTTTCACAGCTATTGCTGATGCGGCGTATGGCGTCGGAAATGGTTCAGAATCAATTGACCAGATGACAGATGCAATCTCAGCATTGCAAGCATCTGGTGTTGCTTATGCAGATGATATCAATAGGCTAGTTGATGCGGGTGTTCCGGCGTGGCAAATTTTAGCCAATTCCACAGGTAAATCTGTTGGAGAAATGAAAAAATATGTTTCTGAGGGATCTTTAGAATCAACAAAAGCTATCGCAATGTTGACAAAAGGTATTGAAGAAGGAACGACTGGAATGGCTGGGAACACGGCAAAAATGGCAGGTCTAGCAAAAACGGCAGGTAACACTATCAGCGGTTCATTTGCGAACATGAAAACGGCAGCTGTTAAGAGTCTTGCGAATATCGTAGAAAACCTAAAAGGTCCGATAATTCAGGCGTTAGACGTTGCTAAAAACGCATTCAAACAGTTTGCGGCAGTAACAGCAAGCCCAGAATTCCAGAAAAAACTTTCTGATTTAATTCAGAAAATAAAAGAGTTTATACCTGTTTTGATTGAGTGGGCACCACTATTGGCAAAAGTTGCCGCAGGATTTGTAGCTTTTAATATTATTAGTAGCGTATTTTCAAAAGTAGCTAAACTAGCAGGAGCGATAAAAAGTTTGACGTCTAGCGGGTCACTACTTTCAGTTGTAGCTAATACAATTAAAGGGTCATTCGTTAAATTAGTAGGAACACTCGGCTCAACAACTGCTGCTTTTGGCGTTGTTGTTGCGGCGGTTGGCGCAGTAATAGCTGTTATCTATGGAATGTATACCGCTTTTAAGGAAAACACGGCGGGGATAAAAAGCTTTCTATCTGGCATGTGGGAAGCGGTGAAAAACTCATTCGGCAAGATAATAGATGTTTTCAAACAAATAGTATCAGCCCTAAAACCCGTCGGAAGCGGGTTTAAAGGCATATTGAAATATATCGGCGTGGGGGCGTGGGTTGTACTTGGTTTCGCTTTAGCTGCTGTAGTTGATATTATTCAAGTATTAGCGCGAATTGTATTAGTAGCTATTAAAGCGCTACAGGGGCTTTATTATGCTATAAAAGCAGCATTTCAAGCTCTACATTGGGATTTGAAAGGTGCTAAGAAAAGCTTAGAGCAATCAAAAGATGCGTTTGTTGAAGCAGGTTCAGCAATAAAAGATGCTTTTAATAAAGATAACTATGCGTTAACTGGAACAGTTGAAGCATTCAAACAAATGGGCGGAGAAGCCGAAAAAACAGCAAAGAAAACTGAAACATCCGGCAAGAAAATAAAGGAAACATTAAAGCTTGTAGAAACAACTGCCAAACAAACTGAAACAACTGTTTCGAAGTCGAATCAAGCAATAGATACGATGCTGAACGGCGGAGTTGATCAGTATGGAAAGAAACTTAGTGAAAAAACTGAGTCATTCTTAAATGCGGCTAAAGACCTTTACGAACAATATCAAGAAGCAACTAAAAAGTCTCAAGATAAATATAGCGTAGCTATGGAAAAGGCTCAGAGTCTCGAAGGAGATAAACGTAAAAAAGCTATAGCAGATGCAAACGCGACGTTAGTAGCAGAGATTGACAAAAACAATGGCACCCTTTTAACCCTTCAAGCAGACTATGCGAAATTACTAAAAGGGAATAAATGGGTCGATGGTACAGAATTAACCGCACAACAAAAGAAATTTTTACAACAACAAACTGCGGATATTCAAGCAGAGTTAGCAAAACAAAATCAACTTTATGTAGAAGGAAACTTGCTAAAATTATCAAATGGCAAGACGTTAAATGAAAAAGAACGATCTACAAGTATAGAAGTGCAAAAAAGCTTATATGCAGATAGAAAAAAAGCGGTCGAAACAGGCGAAAAAGAACTAGCTGATTTGAAAAAGAAAAAAAGCGATGCTACAACTGAAACTGAAAAAGCAAACTATCAAATTCAAATCGACGAGCAAACGAAGAAGAATAAAACATTGGCTGAAAACTTACAAAAATGGGCTAGTGAAATGAATGCTATTATTGCGAATGGTGGGACTTTAAACGCAGAAACTTTTGCAAAAGGCTTGTCAGAAATGGGAAACATTAGCGACGAACAACTAAGCGCAGTTTGGCAAGACTTTGTAAAAGTGAGTGGCTCTATTGATAATACACTAGCTGGATTAGCGGCTGTTATGAGTAAACGTGGCGGAGAAGGTGTTCAGGCATTTGTAACAGCTATCCAAAGCAAAGATTATACTACAGCGGCTTTAAACATAAATAATGATGTTTTAAACACACTTTCTAACTTGCCAAATGGCATGTTCTTGAATGGACAAAATGGAAAGAATCAATTTATAGCTGCTATTAAATCTAACGAATATCAAGAAGCAGGCAAATATTTAGTTGATGGTGTAAAAATGGGTGCTTCGCCTCTTCCAAACGAACTAAACGGCATTGGTAAACAAGGCGGAAACGCAAATGCTGACGGAATAAAGAGTACAGCTGAAGCAAATAAAAACGCTGGTGCCACGATTAAGAATAACGCTAAAAACGGTGCTTTTGACCCTAACTTGTTCCAAATGACAGGCGTTAGTAATGCTAATGGTTTTAATGGCGGGATATTAGACGGAAAAGGAAATGCTTTTTCAGCAGGGACTGGTATAGGTAACTCTGCTAAAAGTGGCGCGGCCTCTGTTGATTCTAGCGGAGTTGGTTCTGACTTCGCATCTGGCTATGTTGACGGAATTCTAAGCGGTATGAAGAAAGTTGGTGAAGCAGCAGGCTCTTTAGCTAATAAAGCGCTTCAAGCAGTAAAAGATGCACAAAAATCTAAATCACCTTCAAAAAAAGCAAAAAAATTAGGTAGAGACTTTGGTTCTGGTTACTCGCTAGGTATCGCAGATAAAAATAAAGCAGTAACAAAAGCAGCAAATAATCTTGTTGCTGGGGCGTTAGGAACTGAAAAGCAAATCAAAAAACTATCTACTACGCTGAAAGACAAAATATCCTCAGCGATTGACGCGGGATTACATTCTAAGAATAAGAGTGCCGGGCAACTTAAACAAGCTAAAGCACTGAATAGCATAGAAGGCTATATCGGGCAACAAACAAACAAGCTAGCGGCAACAGCTAAAAAACGTGATAAAGTAGTCGCTCAATTAAAAGCCGCTAACACAAAAATGGCAGATTTGACGAAACAAAGTAAAGAGTATGCTGCTTCAATCACTGAAAAAATGCAGTCTTATGGATCCATTAGTAATGTAGACCCAGAAAATCCGCAGTCGATTCAGCAAGAAATGCAAAAACGTTTAAAAGAAATCAAAGCTTTCCAAGCGAATGTGGAAAAACTGCGCAAAAAAGGCGTTAGTAAAGATATTGTAAGTGATATTTTAGATGCTGGTGTAGAAAATGGTTCATCTTATGCGCAAGCTCTTGCTAAATCTGATGCTAAGGCTATCAAAGCAATCAATAGCACGCAGAATCAAATCAATTCCGCTTCAAAATCGATGGGAAATACAGCAGCTAATGCTATGTATTCTGCTGGTATTAACGCGGCGAAAGGACTTATAAACGGACTTAACAGTCAGAAGAAACAACTAGAAAACACAGCTAAGAGCATCGCTAACACTATCACTAATTCGGTGAAAAAGGCGCTTAGAATTCATTCGCCTTCACGTGTGGCCATCGAGCTTGGGAAGTTCTTTACTGGCGGTCTTGGAAATGGTGTCTTAGCTGGTGCTAAAGGCGCGGTGCAATCAACTAATAAAATGGTTGATAAAGTAGTAAATGCCGCTTCAAATATGACCGTTCCGGCTATAACTTTGCCGAAAATTTCAGCTGAAAAAGCCCTGGGCCTAAAAAGCGTTGATCTAAACAGAACTATCACAGTTAAGACGATTATTGATAATAAAACAAAAGAGTCTAGCAATGCAGATTTAATCAAGGCAATTCAAAAATCTGGGGACAGACCTATCATTTTCAATGTCGATGGTAAAAACTTAGCAGAAAATGCAAACAATAGAATAGGTACGATGGGTAATTTAGGACTTTATGGAGGTGGCTTACTTTGAACAAAAAAACAGATTTATATTTAATGCAAGCGAATAAAATTATCAAGTTAAACGAAAAACATAACTTTGAAATAAGTGAAGTAAGTCGCGCTAGTCCTCAAATTATCAATAATTATACTAGCTATGAGTTTAGCGACGGCAATCGTTCGAGTGATAGTAATTTCGATAGCTTCGATATTGAATTTACTTGCAGATTCAAAACAAATGGCAATATCGACTATCACGTTCGACTTGATGAATTATTCGAGGATATTTTTATTAGAAAAGAATACTACATTTTCCATACGAAAACCCCGGGAAAAAAATATTGCGTTCATCCAGCACCTTTCGATATTGATAGGAAAGGTGCTGGGCATGCGCAGTTTACGTTAAGATTTGAAGTTTTCAAAGGTTTTAGCGAATCGTTAGGCACTAGCCTTTCGCCTTTTGCTTTCAGCGAGGGCATTTGGCAAGCGGGACAAGGCATTGTATCACAAAATTATAAGTATAAGCACACATCAAACAGATTTATTGTGTATAACGCGGGGAGCTTTGATATTGACCCTAGAATGCACGATTTAAGAATTACTATTAAGAATTGTCGAAGTGACGGCTTACTAACAATTAACAATAAAAGCACTGGTGAAAAATTCGTATTCAATGAGAAAATCTACGCTTATGACACAATCGAACTGGACGGCAGTAACATCTTGAAAAACGGAGTGCGTTGCGGGCGGAAAACTAATCTCGGTCTTATTTCGTTATTATCCGGCGGAAATGAAATCGAAATCGAGAATGTAAGCAATATCGAAACAACGTGGGATTTTCCGTTTTTATATAAATGATGGTGGGTGAGAATATGGACATATTTGTAAGTGACTATGAAAAGCAATACAAAGAGATTTTAACAGGCTTTGACCCTACTACATTTTCAGAAACGTGGGTCGAAAATCAGCAATGGCAACTAGATTTTTATGTAGAGAAAACAAGAAATAATCAAGATGTTTTCGACTTATTAAATCATGAAAGCTCTGTTTATCTGGATGGCCAAGAATTTGTTGTTAAGCAGCTAAAACGCGGCGCAGTTGGGAAAATAGTTTATTCAGAAGTCACAGCAACGCATATTTATTTCACGATGCAAGATGACTATCAGTACAACGCTATTTCGGGTTCTAAGAGTGCAAAAGATTGTTTGACACATATTTTCGCAGCTGATAAACAAGGTTTTAGCTTTGAACTCATTGACAAAAACAAGGTTTTAGAAAATATTACACAAGAAAATTTTGGGAATGGCAATTTACTAAAGCTAGTTCAAGAAGTGTTGGAAGATTATAAGCTTGTTATGTTAGCGGACAACAAGCGTTTGACTTTCATTCCAAGCGAAGACTACGGAGAGCATACAGAAAACGAAATTCGCTACAACAAGCACACAAACGAAGTCGATTTTGATATTGATACGTTATCCTTAAAAACGCAAATTCGGGGATATGGCAAAGTCGACAGCAACGGAAATAACTACTTTCCGCCAGTTACTTATACCAGTCCGGAATCAGCTAAATGGGGCGTGAGAATACAAGAACCGCTATCAGACGAGCGCTATACGACTTCTAGCAGTATGCTAAGACGTTTGAAGCTTGAACTGCAAGATTATCCAGCAACTACGGGGAATATCTCTTTAAAGCTTAAATACGAATGCGGAAAAGGCGATTATGTGATGTTTGTTTATGAACCGCTAGGCCTTTTATACGAAGTGCAAATAGTTGCTTATAAGAAATACATTTTTACAAACAAACCACCAGAACTAACGCTCTCGAATAATAAAAAAACGATGGTTTCCATCATGGTCCAACTAGCAAAAGCGATTAAGAAAGGAGCAAAATAGATGGATTTTAAAAAATGGCAAGACCCACTAATGAACTCAGAACTACAGCAAGACTATAACGATAATTTAGTAAAACTAGCTGGAAGCCTTGAAAAAGCTAATCAAGATATGACGCATGTAAATCAACGTATATCTAACTTAGTCATTAAATCCGGCGGGAATGAATCGAATGAAGTAGTAGACGCACGCGTTTCTTCTCTGGTTCCAGAAACTGAATTCACAACATTAAACGATAGAATAAACTACGCGGAAAATGCTTTAATAACAGGTGTCGGGAAGCTTTCAACGAATGTTTATGATCTAATGGATAAATACAACGATATAGATACTATTTTAAAGCGTTTATATGGCTTAGATAGCAGCAACATTGAAATATTTGTGGATGATGCAAGAGGCGACGATATAGCAGGAACTGGTGAAATTGATGCACCTTTTAAAACAATAAATAAAGCGGTAATGACTTTGCCTCGTGTACTAAATAGTAACTCTGTGAACATTTGGATTGTCCCTGGTCGATATAACGAAGATGTCGTTATTCCGCCAATTATGGGCGGGGATATCTATATTAGATCTACAAATTTTGAAACAGTAGACCCTTCAAGCAGCACCGGATGCCAAGTTCGAAGTATTTCCGCAACAGGCAGTAACGGTTATCTATATATTGCTGGTTTAGAAGAAACTAACACGGCTGGAACAACGAAAAACTACTTTATCAAAGCAATAAGATGCGGGTTTGTAAGAATTTCAAAATGCAGAATGGCCTTCAATACTAAAGCGATAGACCCGTTCACCGCGGTGTTTATTGATGCTTGTTCTGCTGATGTTAACGGTTGTTACTTTGCTTCGCAAAACGTCGATGTGCGCGGTTATAACACTGCTAGAGTCGAGGTTCAGAATATCATCCATGGAGCAAAAAGCGCAATCGGTTTGTATCCTCAAAGTGCCGATATTTTCAATCTCAATAGCGGTACCTGGGAAGCAGATACGCCTACGAAACTGAGCGGCGGGGGAGTGGTTAGAACATGACTGAAACTGAAAACGTTATTCACAAAAACGGCATATATGATTTTAACGTCACAACGGAAGAAGATAAACCACTTCAAAAATCTGTTTTTTATACACAAGATTCTGGCGGAACAGCTAGACTTATTTTTAATATAGATAAAGATAATCAAGATTTAGTATTATCATCTGCTGCTGAACTAGAACTTGCGATGATTTTAGCGGTCGGAAAGGAATCAGAGAGTAAATATCTTGTGAAGCCGACTGTTGTTGACGGTGTGCGAGGGATTGCAGAATACTCACTTACAGATTCTCAAATAGCACATGATGGAAATGCTATTGCTGAATTGTATATAAAATACAAAAACAGTCAAGCTATGCGGGTGTATAAATTCAGTTTCGAGATAAAAAAAGCATTAATCGATAGCGACTTTTTCCCAGTAAAAGAATACTATGTGGAGCGCTGGGATGATTACGAAAAAATATTCGATGAATCGTTCGAGAGATTAAACAATAAATTAGATGACGTTGATAAAAAAGCGGATGATTTAAAAACACAATTTGATGCTATGCAGCCATCGCAATTCGCACAAAAAACAGACTTAAATGCACATGTAAATAATGCGGATATTCATGTCACTGCAGCAGATAAAACGAACTGGAATGCCAAAGAAACAGTATCCAACGCGCAGGCTAAAGCAGATAAAGCCCTTGCTGATGCAAAAGCTTTCTTTGAGCTATCTAGCGAAGTTCAAAGTGTGAATTTAACACCCAAAAGCGGATTTATAGCTACTGAACCGCTTGTTGCCAGATATGTGAAATTTTCAAATCGATTTCTTGTTTTAATTGGGGGAATCGTTGGGAAAGGAACAGGGACTGGAACAGGAGTATGCGCTTCAGTACCAACCTTTTTAGCTCCTGACACTGCTTGGAATAAGTTATTTTCTGCTTCTCAACAATCATCTTCTGCTAATAATCGCGCAAACGTTTATATCAGTAGCGGGGGAGATATTAGCGTTGTTGCCGCTGGCGATATTACCGTTAATACAGGTCTTGATTGCGTAATTTATTTTACTAAAGAGGTGACAACATGAGTGAGTTAATAAAAGTTTTTAAATATGATGATAACGGCGTATTTGAGCGTGACGACTTAATTATTTTAAAAAAAGGGGAGAAGATTCCGGATGGCTATACACTAATTGAACCACCAGTACCAGCAATTAATCCGGTTTTTAATACGAAAAAGCAAAAATGGAGTTCTGGTGAAGAAGCAAGCATTCCAGAACCACCAGAATTGACTGAACTTGAAAAATTAACACAAGATTATGCAGACTTAATGCTATATGTAGCAGAAGTCGAACAGAAGACGGAACAAACGCAACAAGATAATGCAAACTTACTATTATCTCTAGCGGAAGCAGGTGTTTTGTAAATGATTAATTGGTATGAAAAAGTGAAAGATTATTTTTTAGGCGGCTACTATACTGAAGCAGATGTTAATAAATTCGCTGCTTTAAAAAAGATAACGAGATCACAAGCAGATGAAATAATCGCTATGAAAGAAGCAAAAGCCGAATAGGCTTATTTTTATGTCAAAAAATAGGAAGTGGAGTGGATGAGGAAATGGTGGGAAAACCTCAAAAAACAATTGCTGGAAAAGTCATATAAGGATGTTTTTAGCATCCTTTTTTCATTGCAAGTGTCACTGTTTAGTTTTGCAACAGGCTCATTTTTAATACTAAAAGGAGATGCGGTTGCTGAAGGAAGTGATACTTACAAGCTGATGGACGGTTTAATGAACATGGATACATGGGGCTTATTTTTCATAGTAAGTTCTGTTTTGATTTTAATATCGATATTCCAAACAAGTAAAGCAAAATATATAAATATGCTAATTGGGGGAATCATAGGTGTATTTATATTATTTCTTTATGCATCTGCTAGCGCGGAAGGTCAGTCGCAGTGGTTGCTCCCAGTTCGCTATGGTTTGAGTGCGTGTTTTAATTTATTCATCGCGGGAGTGGGAGGTTTCGAACTGTGGAAGCTGAAAAACAATTAGGTTACGTAACAAGATTAGAATTATTAGAGCATGAAAGTAAGTTGAAAACAGAAGTCTCCAAAGACATCGAAAAGATAGAGAATAAAGTGGATGGATTAGGTGACGATTTGAATGATTTAAAAGATATTGTTGTACCGCTCTCGCTCTCACTAGATCAAATTGCAAAAAATACAGAAAGAACAGCGACAACTTTGGACCGCTTTGCAAGTGATACTACTATTCATCTACATGACCACGATATCGAACTAACCGAAATTAAAGCGAAATCGGAAAATGAAGAAAAAGCAAAAACGAGTGATGTAGGCGTGACAGTAGCAATTATCGGATTGATAGGGGCAGTAATCACAACGATTATTACTTTAGCGCCTATGCTTTGGAAATAATAAGGAGGTGAGAAAAAATAATGAAAATTAACTGGAAAGTACGAATGAAGTCAAAAGTTTTTTGGGTGTCAGTTATCCCGCTAATTCTTGTTTTAGTGCAGCAAGTACTGGGATGGTTTGGAGTGACAATTCCTGCGGATACGATTAACAAACAAGCATTAGATTTTGTAAATTCAGTATTCCTGTTACTTGGTGTATTAGGTGTAGTTAATGACCCTACAACAAAGGGCGTTAATGATAGCGAGCTAGTTCAAAATAGAAAGGATGATAGTAATGAGTAATTATAGTATGTCGCGAGGTCACTCAGATAAATGCGTTGGTGCAGAGGATATTTTAAGCGAAATTAAAGAAGCTGAAAAAGTTTTAAACGCCGCAAGCGATGAACTAAAAAGAGAAGGGCATAATGTTAAAACATTTATTGATAGAACAAGTACAACCCAAAACGCTAATCTGAATAAAATTGTCAATTGGCACAATTCTAATCCAGCGGACGTGCATGTAAGTGTACACTTGAACGCTGGAAAAGGAACCGGGGTTGAAGTTTGGTACTATACAGGCGATGAAAAAGGTCGCAAACTAGCGGAGGATATTAGTGCGAAAATGGCGAAAGCGTTAGGGCTACCGAATCGAGGTGCAAAACCGTCGAAAGATTTACGTTTCTTGAACTCAACTAAAGGTACAGCTGTTCTATTAGAAGTATGTTTTGTTGATAGAAAAGAAGATGCGGCGGCAATCCATAAATCTAGTATGTATGATAAGCTGGGCATTGCTATCGCGGAGGGATTGACTGGTAAAACAGTAGCCGCAAAAAATCCAAACCGCCATTCTGGAGCAGTAGTGGATAGCGTACCTATGCTATCCAAAATGGATTTTAAATCTAGTCCCATTAAGATGTATAAAGCGGGTAGCTCATTACTGGTATATGAGCACAACAAATATTGGTATAAAGCGTATATCAATGATAAATTATGCTATATCTATAAAAGTTTTTGTATCAGTAACGGTAAGAAGGATGCGAAAGGTCGCATTCCTGTAAAAATTAAATCCGCGAAAGATTTACGTATTCCAGTCTGGGATAACACGCGACTGAATTCAGGCAAAATCAAATGGTACAAGCCTGGAACAAAACTTTCTTGGTACGACAATAAAAAAGGTTATTTAGAGTTATGGTATGACAAAGACGGTTGGTACTACACAGCTAACTATTTCTTAAAATAAAAAGCAGGGGGCAACAAGATGAGTCAAAAAGATATATGCGTTTATGGTAGTTTGCCAATATATAATGTAAAATCTGGTAAAAACAGGAAAATCGTCGGCTATTTGCCGCGCGGAGCTATTTTGAAATACGAAGGTGGGGGATATGTAATCTTCCGGAAAATAAAAGGTTATACATCTTTAACAGATAGACTTTGCCCTGTGAACTCTAACGGCTGGGTTGCCGCTGTTTCAAAAACAACTAAAAAAATCCCCTCGAAACCGAACGGCGCAGGAACTATAAAGATTTCACAGAATGAAATTATTAGAGTTTTACCGTCAAGTTTAAAAAATGGTTGGGTGCGTTGCGCTGTTGAAAACGATGGTTGGTTCTGGTCGTTTTATATCAAGACTTCTGATTACATTAGAGTGGATAAAATGGCTTATGACAACATCGCTAAATTTACAACATTATAAATAAAAAAGACCCCTTAACAACGAAGTTAAGGGGTCTTTTTTTGCATTTACATTGCAATATGCGATTTTGATAATGTCTACTAATAAATAAAAAAACCCCGAATTTTTTCGGGGCGCTGTTATGTTCATTTATTTTTAAAGGGATGTCAAACAGCTAATAGTTGAATGAAATAAAGAACGAAAATCGTTCTTGTGAATATTATTACATAGATTTTTATGCAACACAACACTTTTTAAGACTTGATTTTAAGAACGTTTGTTCGTATAATAAAGTTAAGAGGTGAAGTAAATGTATAACTTATTTGATGATATTTTAGAACATTCAATAGTATTAGCAGATGCACTTAAGCGTAACTGGTCGATAGAAGTACTGTTTTTAAAGAACAATCATCATGTGCGGTACAAGTATGTAATTCCAGTCCACATTGATAACGAAAAACACATTGTGCAGCTTGAAAGATTTGACGAGCGAATAATTGACATTAATATAGAAGATATTGTTTTCTGCGAGGTTATGACATGAGACTATATAGCTTTAATGATTTTAGATATATTTGTTATGTTGAGGGGAAAGATCGTGCTGTAAAAAAACTATTTGCTAGTTTGCGGACAGACAAAGAAATTGCTATACTAAACAAAAGAATACAAAAGGATACAATTAATATAGAAAATGTTTATAAAGAATACTTGCGGGGCATAAATGGGGCAGAGCAAAACAACATATAAATACTTATAGCTTCTTGTAACAGCTTTTCAAAAGGCGTAAACCGCGTAACAAAGCCGATTTCTTCCCGTGAATGCGTGTAACTGCTCAACACAAAACCAACTCTTAATCAGCGGGTCGGGGGTTCGAAACCCTCACAACCCATATTGGAAGACCGTTTAAACAATGTGTTTAGGCGGTTTTTTGTTTGTAAACTTTTAAAGTAGCTGGTATATGTCGAAAAACATTCCGTTCATCATATTTTAGTTGTACAGTTCGTCTTCCTGTTATATCCTTATATAAGTACATAAATACATCATAGAAAGAGAGCTAATCCATGAAGATGAAGAAATGGTTCACCATAATTTTGGTAGTAGTAATTAGCTGTGCAGTAGTATTCGGAATAAAGTGGTTGTTATATAGAGACAACCTTGTAGAAATGATGAAAGTTGACGACGTTCTATATATAGTGACGTACGAGCCGGCACAGAAAGAGGATGCTTTGGAGAAAATTGGTGAGATAGAGCATAGAATTCGCCATTACCGAATACCAAATAAAAATTTCACCTCTAATTATTTAAGTGAAGGAACAGAACTTTATAAAGCGAAAAATGGGGATGAGTTTCCAAGGACAATTCTGTTTAAAGAGAACGGAGAATATTACATTGCATCGGAAACTATGGAGCAAAAATAGCAGTTTTTTAGCAAATTTTGATTGAAGTCAAGCTTAAAAATGATGCTTCTAGTTGTAAAAAATGAAAATTATTAATAAAAATATGACAATATAAACTATTGGAATAGTACAATAGTGATGGTTTTAATAAAAAAAGAAGCGTTATTTGATGAAATTTTATCGAATATCGCTTCTTTTTTAGCTATTTTGATATTGTTTGAGGAAATCGTTTTTTTTTGGTTCTTTTTGTTAATTAAGTTCTATCAATGA